TTAGATTCTCCAGCTAATTTCTACGGACTCTCCATCAATCCAGATAGACTCTATCATGGTAGATAACAGTAATCTTTTTTTCTCTAGCGAGTCAGAAGAAAGGATATCATCTGCAGATTTCAAGGCCTTTATAAAATCTTCTTTTCGCCCGTTGTCTGCTCCTTGTTGTGCAGATATCAGTTTCTCTTTTACGGTATCTCGCTTACTCTGCAGCTCCTGCAGCCTAGAAGAAATTTGGTCTATCGGAATGGTTCCTACCTGGTACAGATCAAGCATTCTGGATATCTGCCGATCCAATTCCGCAAGTCTATCCGATAACGCTTTGGTATCATCTTTCGTGCTCCTAGGCTTTCCAACCACTTCATTGAAATAATCTTTATCATACTGCAAACGATTTATTTGCGCAATTACAGCCTCATCTAATTCCTCAATTTTGTAATTGGTATTTTTACAATTCGGATCAGTTATAAATTTCTGACTGCTCTTAGAGCGGGAATAGCATTTATAATACCCATGATTAGCGCTGTATCTCGCCCCACAGCGAGCACAATAGACGAGACTGGATAAAAGATACCCCGCCCGAAAAGGTGTTTTCTGGGCGCTGGTTTTGGCTTCTTCTCGTGCTGATGAACTAAGCAGTTTTTGTACTTGATGATACTCGGCGTCTGATATGATGTGATCCTGTACTCCATCATAAGACTTTCCCTTGAATTTCACTTTTCCAATGTACACACTGTTTTTTAAAGTGTTAAGCACGGCTCGTGATGAATTCCAACCGCCGTATTTTTTGTGCATATACTTATAAATCGAGTTGACGGATTCGCCGGCTAAAAATCTTTGATAAACCTCTTGCACTTGCTTTGCCGTAAACTCGTTTACAATCAATTTTCCGTCGATGTAATCATATCCACGGGGAGCATTTCCCCCTCCGTGGAAATATCCGGCTTTACTGCGCCCGATGCGGCCCATCGTAAAGCGTTCTGTAATCTGATCTTTTTCCAACTGTGCAAAGACAGACAGGATTCCAATCATGGCACGCCCAAACGCGGTTGACGTGTCAAAATTTTCTGACATGCTAACAAATTCCACACCGTTCGCGATAAACTCATCCTCTATCAAAGTCAGTGTATCTTTCTGAGAACGGGACAGACGGTCAAGCTTATAAACTGCTACCATATCAAGCCGGTGTAAACGTATATCTTTTAACATCTGCTGCAATGCTGGACGATCAGTATTTCCACCCGAAAATCCGGCGTCCGGATAGATCTTGTATATTCTCCATCCTTTCGCTTTACAATAGGCTTCTAACCGCTCTTTTTGCTCAGGTATGGAATAATTTTCTAATTGGTTTTCCGTTGACACACGGACATAACACCCTACACGGGAAAATGACGATTGCTGCAAAGTATCACCTCTGATCCTGCCCCTGGTGCTGGTAACACTGAAGGGCGGTTTTTTTATTTAATTTATCTTATCAACTGACTAGCATATCCGAAAGCCATAACCTTTGCTACTTTATCTTTTGTCAAATTAGTATTAGAAAAATTCGCTTCAAATGTTGCGCTTTTTCCTTTTTCAATTTTGCTATTAACTGCAGCAAATTGTGCCCCAATTAAATGATCGTCCTTGTCAAAACATACAACTACGATTGATGTCATATTATTTGAATCCGAAGAAGTATTATTTATCACAGTCCCTGTTGCTTTGACATCATTTTGTGAATATAGCATATTAACGTTTTCAAAGTCAAACATCTCGACCTTTTTATTAGTTCTTTCAACATTTAGTGTCACTTTCATCTGAGAAACATTTGCAGGATCAGAAGTAATTGCTCTAGCAAAACTCCCACAATACCCCTTTTCTCCCGGTTGTAAAATATGCGGAATTAAATTAGCGTTGTCATCGTGACCTAAAATTGTTCCAGAAGCATCAACAAAATCCACTGTATAACTAGAAACCATAATTGGAACATCAAAAGTGTTTGTCACTTCAAAAGCATAACTTCCGTAGATTTTATCTTCCTTTGAATAGTCATTTTTAGGGGCAAAATAAAAGCATTGTTGTGAAGTTGAAAGGCTCTGCAAATCCACTTTTTCCACAGAAGACGTACTAATATTTTTGGAATATGCAGATGAAGCCCCAGAGTTATTATTTGACTTTCCGCCACCCGAACAAGCTCTAATTAAAATAAATAAAAGGAGAATAACAAGAACCAATGCAACTATCCATACGTATTTCTTTTTAGGCTTAGCAACTTTATCTGATGGATCTTGGTACTTTTCAAAAGTTTTAGAATCTGTCTGGCTAGTAGTGTCAGGCCCTTGCTCGGATTGATTCTCTTGCTCGCTCTTGCCGGGGAGCTTCTCCCCACACTTAGGACAAAAAGCAAAATCTTGATCTCCTAAGTCAGCATTACATTTTGGGCATTTCATAAATATCTCTCCTTTAACTATAGATATTTACAATATATCCCAATATATGACAGCATGCAATACTTTATTTCCAATTTACCATCAATTTAAAATCTCATGTCCCAAATTTGTCCCATACAAAAATATTATTCTAAATTTAGTCGATTTTTTAGTTGATTTGGTCGAATAGATGTTCTATAATAAAAGTACGCTACCGGAACAAATGTGCGGATTTTTGGAGATGGGGATAAATGGATATTAATTCAGAACAAATATTAAAAGAAAAGCTGAGACAACTCAATGAGTCTCAGCTTGATAAACTTATTTGTTATCTGGATCATTTGATAGTAAAAAATCAATGTAATTAATTACGCTATCAAGCTTATCTTTTGGCAATAGCTTTATTTTCTCTAAAGCTTGTTCAGTTTTACTGAGCGAGCTTTCCTTTTTATTTGGCTCATCTGATACTAAATCGTCTAAAGTACAACCTAAAGCATCACATATCGCCTGTATTGTATCTAATGCAGGATTCTTTGTAATTCCAGCGCTTATTTTAGATAGTGTTCCTCTTGGGACTCCGGACTTCTTAGAAAGTTCGTCGAGCCCCATATTTTTTTGTTTTCTTATTTCCCCCAAACGCTCTAATCCCATAATAATCACCTCCTTGTTACTGCGCATTACAGTGCATCACTTTTTATCATAGTGTAACACTTCTAATAAATTCGGTCAAGAAAAAAAGTTCCGCTTTTGGAATTTTTTTTATTAAAAAGCGTTGACAAGTTCCATTTATGGTGTTAATGTATAACCGTAAGTTCCAAATATGGAACTTTAAGAAAGGAGGAAGACAAATGTATAAGAACTTAGAGATGGCAATTATAGAGCGCGGAATTAAAAAAATCGTGATTGCTAAAAAAATCGGTGTGTGCCCCAAAAGCCTCGGAAACAAAATTAAGGGTCATTCCCCTTTTAAAGTTGATGAAGCTCTTATCATCCGAAACACCTTTTTCCCAGAAGTTCCGTTAGATACGCTATTTGAAAAATCGGCGTAAAGTCGGACAATCCAGCAATCATATACATTTTGGGAGGTGATTTTATGTATATGCAACTCGGGGGAAAAACCGTACATATTACTAATCGCATGAAAGACGGAACCATCAGAGAATCGATGGATGGATATGTAGTACCTGTTAATGAGACAACGCTTCCTGCCTATCATCTCATCGCCCAAGCGTGTATAGAAAAGATGGAAGAGGAGGCTAAGAAAAAGCAAAAGTAATTAAAGAACCAGGACGTTTAAATTTTTAAACGCGGACAGGCTGTACCGATCATTCTGCTTGACTGGAAAGGAGGCAACGCTTGTGAAACTTAAAGACTGGGTGCCTTACATTCCATCTATAGTCATGTCATTAGCAGCGCTTGTAATTTCAATATTCATTTTAATGAGGTGAGAAACTTTATGAATGTTAAGCAGCATATGGAATCAGGTAGGAACCTAAGTGCGTTTATGGGAGACAGCAAATTTCATTCTGTGTGTAAAGAAATAGCGTCCACGATTACTGCAAATAATCTGGACGCTACACCAGGGGCTTTGAAAGATCTTTTAGATTACATTGCTGATGATATCGCTATTTCTCGAATTTGAATTTTTTAGGCAATTGGAAATGGAAGGGGGCGAGAAAATGGATCAGCGGAAAAAAAAGATTGCAAAATTTGAAAGAGAAATTCAAATTCTGCAATCTAGACTTACAAATAAAAAAATGAGTTATGTTTCCGAACGCATCACAAATATTTCCGACCTTGAAAATACTATAGAAAATGCTTACATTCACATTCAGCGTTTACGAGATGAATTAGAAAAAGCGGAGCCATCATTAACAGTTATAGAAGAATTAGCAAAAAATTTACATGCCAATATTTTGAAAGCGCATGACTTTGAATTTTGCATTGAAAGAAGGACGACAAATTATTGCGAATAACCCTCTTTCTGGAAATCAACTGTCCCTTTGAATTCTAACATAAACTTACAACCAAATTTATAAGGACATCGCATTAATTTAAAATCATCTTTTTGTTTTCCATAAGGCATTTTTGAATTTTCGATGATCGGACAACTTGCATCCATAAAAGTACCAATATTATCATTTTCAGCACATTGATGAAGCCTATATCTGCCTATAAGAGTAACCGATTTGCCCCAATATGGACAAATTATTGTTTTAGCCGAAGTCGTGTAAAAAATCATTAGAGTCACCTCCTCCCCGCCTCAATAATATCACCGGCGGCGACGGAGGACAAGTTTAGAAAGGAAGTGAGAAATGTGGAACTCATTATCAAGGGATCGCCCAAAGAAATAGCCGCCCTTGCACTGGAGATGCAAAGGCGACCGGAAACAATCATTGTGCAAAATTCACAGATGCTCAGTCCTTCTGAGTTAGCTCATCGGTTTCAAAATGTCCAAAGAAGGATGTGTAAAGTAAAACAATCCGACTTTGCAACAATAAAAGGAATGACTGTGCCAAAAGCAAGCACCATCAAAGCAGAAGAAATAAAGGAGGCAAGAAAATATGTTGCACCACTACATCACTAAGTATGAAGAAAATGGAACCAGGTACGCGGAAGCATGGCTCCAAATTAATTTCTTTGGAAAGTGCCTTTGCTTCTGCAAAAAGAAAATAAAAATTTGAATCGAGGTGAAAAACTTGAGAATTGACAGAGTAAAGCTAATTACAGAAATGGCAAGACGGAGCATAACTTCAATAGAACTTGCTAAAAAATCCGGTGTTTCGCGGGTTACTATTTCTTCTATGCGCAATGGTAAATCCGTAACCAAGAACACCGCTAACCATGTCGCTCATGCTTTGGGTATAGATGTTTCCAAAATTTTAGAGGAGGAATCAGCATGACAGATACCGAACGGCTTGACACGTTGAAAGACTCGCTACTGTCTTTTGTCGTACGAATTACAGACGAAAAAAGAATAGCGACTTCGGAAGAAATTGCAGTTCTTCCAAAAGCCGCCGAAGTCTTAGGGAACTTACTTATTGCTAATACCCATACGGAAACAGTAGAAAGGTTCTTTATGCCGACGGATAGCAGTACAGAAAAATTCAGTCAAAAAGATTGTCCCGAAGCCATTTCCACTGCTCATCCGAAAGCCATCCGGAGACCATTTTAGGGACTTGGGTGATTATCATTCTGTCATTTCCATCGAGATGTTTAGCGCAAGCACTCTCAACGCTTGATTCTGCTTCATTTGTTTTTACCAAAAAAAGTTGTTGTCAAGTATTTGCACCAAGTACCCAACGATTTGATGTCATTCATAACTTGTTCCCGATTATTTGTTGGCTCGTGAAGATCATAACTAATCATGTAAACCATTTTAATTCACCTCCCTTCTGCCAACATTTTATGACAAAAGGGAAATATTTACAAGGAGGAATCAGCATGACAGCAATCTATAACATCGGCTTGCTTACAATCGCCCTGCTGGTAGCTTATGTAATCGTTTGGGCGGTTAAAAAGGCATGGAACGACTACAAGCTGGAAATTGGAAACCGTGAAAGAGTTCGGAGTAACCGGCAAAGTATGCGTCAAGAAATGAGGTAATTGTAATGGAAACACCTAAAATCATTGATGGTCTAAAAGACCTAATAAAAGATCGAGATTCATTTATTGACCAAGATGAACCAGATAATGTATTTGAGTATGACAAAGATATTTTAAACGCAGCCATTGATGCGTTGAGCGCTGCTCCGGAAAACAAGCCGACAACGCATTGCCGGGATTGTACGAACTATCGCCCACTTTCCGACTATACAGGGCGTGGAAAATGCCCGTACTACAATGAGCAGTTCGACGTAGGGGACGATCATTTCTGCGGATATGCCGTAGCAAAGGCCCGCCAGCCGGAAGGAAGTGAAAAAGCATGAAAGGATTTACGGCTGCAGAACTCGCAGAAATGCAGGCGGCCGATGAAGAAATTGACCGAGAATTTGATGCCGCATATGCTCATTGTGAGGAACAAAAATTAATCGATAAATGGGTAGATGAGCTAGTAAAAATCGATACTCTGGACGCGCGTACCCTGCATCGCAAAAACAAGCAGGATAAATATGCGAAAGCTTACTACGAGTCCCATAAGGACGAGCTGGCGGCTAAGAAGAAAGCTTACTACGAGTCCCATAAGGACGAGCTGGCGGCTAAGATGAAAGCTTACTACGAGTCCCATAAAGATGAGCTGGCGGCTAAGAAGAAAGCTTACTACGAGTCCCATAAAGATGAGCTGGCGGCTAAGATGAAAGCTTACCGCGAGTCCCATAAAGATGAGCTGGCGGCTAAGATGAAAGCTTACCGCGAGTCCCATAAGGACGAGCTGGCGGCTAAGATGAAAGCTTACTACGAGTCCCATAAAGATGAGCTGGCGGCTAAGAAGAAAGCTTACTACGAGTCCCATAAAGATGAGCTGGCGGCTAAGATGAAAGCTTACCGCGAGTCCCATAAGGACGAGCTGGCGGCTAAGAAGAAAGCTTACCGCGAGTCCCATAAAGATGAGCTGGCGGCTAAGATGAAAGCTTACCGCGAGTCCCATAAAGAACAACGGAACGCTTATCAGCGCAAATATTATCAAAAAAGCAAGCGCAGGAAGCAGCATGTTTTATCCAATAAAATTCAAAAGGAGGCATCCTAAAAATGTCCGAACATAAAAATACCGCCCCGGCTGTTGGAGCAGCGCAGGGCGGAAAAAGAATGGACGATACTGTAAAAGTACAACATAATCCGGAAAATGTCAAGCTTTCCCCGGAAGCAGAGTCAAAATTAAACGATCTGGCTGCAGCTGATCCGGTCGGAACGATGCTTGATCTGTTTAATGCCATGCGTCCGCATGATCTACGCTCCGGCACAAAAATCAAGCTGAGCTGCCACGGGTACACGGTATCCGTTAAGAGGGAGGATACAAAATGAAAACATCACTCATTAAAATCAGAAGCGCTTTTGGTGTTCATGAAACCGAATTATCTGACAAGTCGGTTGAATTAACTGGTCGCAAGGGTACCGGAAAGTCATCTGTTTTAGACGCAATTCGGTATGCTCTCACAAACCGTTCAGACCGCGATTACATAGTAAAGCAGGGCGCAGATGAAGCCGAAATTATCATTGAAACTGATACCGGTCTGAAAATTGACCGTAAGCAAAAGGCAGCTTTAGATACATCTGACCTCAAATTAAAGGAAAACGGATTGAACGTGCCCCGGCCTCAAACATTTTTGAATGATATTATTACCCCACTTCAATTAGACCCAGTGGAATTTATTCAAAAGCCTATTGCTGAACAGAATCGTATCATTCTAAATTTGATTGATTACCAGTGGGACATGCAGTGGATTCAAGACAAATTCGGCGAAATTCCAAAAGGCGTTGATTATAAACAAAACATCTTGTCGGTCTTGGATCAAATTCAGTCTGAAAAAGGTGTTTACTATCAAACCAGGCAGGAAATTAACAGTGAAAAGCTGTTCAAAAAGAAAGCTTCCGAAGATATTGCGCTTTCCATTCCGGAACATTTTAATGCTGAGAAGTGGGAGTTGTACGATACCGGCGCAAAATATCAGGAACTGAATAAAATTCAGCAGGAGAACAGCAAAATTCAGCGTGCAAAAATGTTCCGTGACAGCTATGAAAATAAACTGCGCGGTATCACTGCGGACCGTGACATTGCAATCTCTAACATTAAAGAACAGATTTCCGGTGAGCGTGAAGGACTCGAAAAGACCATTGAACGTCTAAAAGCCGAAATTCGTTCCGCGGAGGACAAGCTCGTCGGGCTTGATTCGAAGTTGCAGGATAAAATCGCTGTCGCAGAAGCTGAATTTAAAGAAGCCAAAACAAAATTGGACGCTGATACCGGAATTGCAAATAAATATGCCGATATGGAGCCGACTCCTACCGATGCACTTCAATCTGAAATCAGTACTGCCGAAGCTATGAAAAAGCACCTCAACGAATACTACCGCATGAAAAAGATGCAGGAAGAAGTTGATAATCTGCAAGCAAAATCCGATGCTCTGACTGAAAAAATTGAGCTTGCAAGGAAATTGCCCGGTGAAGTTCTTTCTGAGGCAAAGATTCCAGTTGAGGGCCTTACCGTCAAAAACGGAATTCCTCTTGTTCATAATCTGCCATTAAGCAATTTGTCAGACGGCGAAAAATTGGATTTATGCGTTGACGTTGCAATCAGTAATCCGAAGGGTCTGCAGATCATTTTGATTGATGGGGCCGAGCGTCTGGATGACGAAAGCCGCGCGGCACTATATGCCAAATGCAAAGCTAAAGGACTGCAGTTTATTGCAACCAGAACAACAAATGATAACGAATTGAAGGTGACGGAATTATGAGTAAAACTCACTGGAAAAAGCTAACCAATCCAGACTATTTAGGTGCCTATGCGCTGGATCCCGGAAAAGATCTCGTCGCAACAATTCAGTATGTGTGTGAGGAAAAGGTTGTTGGATCAGATGGGAAGAAAGAGGATTGTACTGTTGTACATTTTCAAGAAAGCATTAAGCCTTTGATCTTGAATGTTACCAATGCAAAAACCATTGAAAAGGTCTATGGGACCCCTTTCATAGAGGACTGGGCCGGGAAAAAAATTCAAATTTATTCCGCAAAAGTCAAAGCGTTTGGAGAAGTAGTGGAAGCTCTTAGAATCCGCCAACTTGTTCCAAAGGAACGTTCGCACCCTTCCGCCCCACCTAAATGCGGAAAATGCGGGTCGGAAATTAAAGCGTTTGACGAATCTAGGGATGCTGCCTTTATGGCGGCGTACACAGCGAAAAAATACGGACAGCCTCTTTGTTCAGACTGTGCAAAAAAGGAGTCTCAGGGGGAATTAGAGCATGCTGACAAATGAAAATTATTTTTCTCCTGAAAACCAGTTAAGGTATATGGGGTCAAGCCAATTTAAAGCATTTCAAAAGTGTGAAGCTGCCGCTTTGGCTGAGCTTAAAGGAGAATTTCAGCGAGAGCAAACAACCGCGCTATTAGTGGGATCCTATGTGGACGCATATTTTGAAGGTACAATTGACCAATTTCGAGCATTACACCCGGAAATATTCAAGCGTGACGGTAACTTAAAATCAGATTACATACAAGCGGAAGAAATCATAAACCGAGTTACGCGTGACGATCTGTTCGTGCGGTATATGAGCGGTGATTCTCAAGTAATTATGACCGGGACAATTGCAGAAGTTCCCTTCAAAGTTAAAATCGACAGCTTACACCCCGACAAAATTGTTGATTTGAAATGTATGAAAGATTTTGGGCGTGTGTGGTCAGACCGTCAATGTCAGAAACTGCCTTTCGCGGAAGCGTGGGGGTATGACATCCAAGGGGCAATCTATCAAGAAATTGTAAGACAGAATACCGGTAAGCAACTTCCGTTTTATCTGGCCGCTGTAACGAAGCAGAAAGTTCCGAGAATCGGAATTTTCTCCATTTCTCAACAGCAATTAGATTTCCAACTGCAAGTGATAGAAGAAGCTGCTCCTAAGTATCAAAGGATTAAGCTTGGACAGCTTCAGCCCGAACGGTGCAATCAACTAGATTGCGATTATTGTGCAGCTACAGCCGTTTTAACTGCACCAATTGATTATCAGGAGATTGATTTATGAATTTGATTGTAATAAAAGGACGATTAACCCGGGACCCGGATCTGAAACAAACATCGAACGGGGTCTCTGTCTGCAGCGTGGATATTGCAGTGGACAGAAACTATCAAAAGGATCAAAACAATAAAGCGACAGACTTTTTTAGTATTACTGCATGGAGAGGAACCGGAGAATTTCTGTCTAAATATTTTAAAAAAGGGCAGGAAATTCTCGTCAGAGGAGAAATGCAAAGCCGAAAGTATCAAGATAAAAGCGGAAACAATCGAACAGCGTGGGACTTGATTGCCGACAAAATTGAATTTTGCGGGTCAAAGGAAACTTCGGATGATAATCACTATCATTCCACCCCGGCTCCTGACATTGAAGCTGAAACCACAGCTTCTAGCGAACAAGCAAAAATTCCGGAAATTCCTTCTGCTGCTGATTTTGAGGAAATTCCGGATGACGACTTGCCGTTTTAATTATGTGGCAAGAAATTATAAATGCTGTTTCGGCTGAAATGCTGGTGGAACAATATGGATTTCATCCAGTCCGACATCGAATCGTATGCCCTTTCCATAACGATCACCACCCCAGTCTTACTCTATACCCGGAAAATCGCGGATGGTGGTGTTTCACCTGTGGAGCCGGCGGATCCATTATTGACTTTGTAGCAAAATACTTTGATTTATCTCCTTTGGATGCAGCCAAAAAAATTAATGACGATTTTCACCTTGGCATCATTGGAGAAAGACCATCACGTATGGCAAGGCAAAAAGCCCGGCATCAGCAGCTTATGGTACAGCAAAAGCAAAAACAATTGCAAGAGGACGAAATGGCCTTAATTCGAGAGTTTAGGCATCGATATCATATTAGTCCACCCCCTGCAAATGTGCCTCCTGACAGTCCTTTATGGGGCCAATATGCAGCAAATCTCGGGAGACTTGATTATTTGGAATGGAGGCTTGATTTTGGAATTTCATTACGCAAAAGAGGATTTTGAAACTCCGAGTCCATATGAGATGATTCTTGAAATCAAGGATCCGTTTAAAAAGCAAATCACAATTAAAAATCTGGCAGAATATGCTAAGAGCCTTAAAATTAATAATTTCGGACGGCTATTACATGCTTACGAAGAATCTAAAAATCCAACCAGCAAAATGATCATGACTAATAGCCTCACTCGATTTACCAATCAACCAATCGAACTAGATTCCGGGGAATGGCACGCAGATGATTTTGGTGTATATTGCTATAACCGCGACGGAGCAGAAGAATATGCGTGTCCTCATCCAATTATTCCTGTAGAGAGGCTGGTCAATATAGACTCCGGAGTCGAAAAATTAAAAATTGCATTTTGTAAGGGAGATAAGCGGTGGCGCTCCATTATTGCAGAAAAGTCCGTATTAGCCAGTCGCCAAAAAATCTTGCAGCTTGCCGATCAGGGAGTCGCAGTTACCAGCGAAAGTGCTGCCTCCCTGGTGCGTTATCTCTCAGATATTGAAAACCTGAACTATACGGAAATTCCAGAAAAAAAGAGCGTATCTCGACTAGGATACATTCCGGAAGAAGGGTTTTCTCCCTATGTGGAAGGATTAATATTCGATGGAGATGTGAACTTTAAACACATTTTCAATTCTGTACAGCACCATGGCAACCGTCAGGAATGGTACTCTCTCGCTAAACAAATTCGATTAGGAAATGTTATGGCAAGAATTGTCCTTGCTTCGTCGTTTGCGTCTGTACTGGTTCACCCCTGCGGTGCTCTGCCGTTCTTCGTCCATTTATGGGGAGGAGAATCCGGCACGGGAAAAACGGTGGCTCTGATGCTTGCCGCCAGCGTTTGGGGCAGTCCGGAAATGGGACGATACATACAAACATTTAACAGCACTGTGGTCGGTCGTGAAAAACTAGCCGCATTTTTAAATCATCTGCCTCTATGCGTAGACGAATTACAGCTTGCCAAGGACGCACGAGGAAAGATGATGTTCGATGTCTATGCGTTGGCCGAAGGCGTGGGACGCACAAGGGGAAATAAAAATGGCGGCGTTGATCAAACCCCTACCTGGTCCAATTGCATCCTGACAACCGGAGAAACTCCAATCACAGGCAACGGATCCGGTGCAGGCGCTATCAACCGTGTAATTGAAATAGAATGTCAATCCGCTGAAAAAATTATCGAAGACGGTCATTCCGTCAGCAATATCGTTAAAAAGAATTATGGATTTGCCGGGCAGGAATTTGTTGCCAAATTATATTCTGACGGTGAAGATAACGTAAGCCAGTGTGCAGCCTTATATAAAGACTTTTTTAAACAGCTATCCGATAACGATACAACGGAAAAACAGGCTATGGCGGCAGCTGTTGTGCTTACAGCGGACAAGTTGGCTACCGAATGGTTATTCCGTGACAATAAGGCTTTAACGGTCAAGGAAATTGCACAATTTTTGGCGTCTAAAGCAGCCGTATCCAGCGGAGAGCGCGGATATCGATATATGTGTGATTGGGTTACACAGAACGCAAACCGCATGCGGCTAGACACAGATCAAGGCGACGTATTTGGACTTGTTCAAAATGATGTAGCATTCGTGATTTCCAGCGTGTTCCGAAAAGCTGCGGAGGACGGCGGATTTTCTTCCCCTGCGCTGCTCAGCTATTTGAAACAGCGTGGACTCATTGAAACCAGAGGAAGAGCGTACACAAAATGTAAACGAATCAATGGGGTTGCTACAGAATGTGTCTGCATGCAGCTTCCAAAGGTTGAACCTGATTTGTCAAAGGAGGATCTTCCTTTTTAATGCGGAACACGTTCCGCGCTTGTTACTACAAATAAATCGCATAGCAATGCGGGTTGTGCCGACCGCGGAACTGCGGAACAAAAACATGCACTATGTTATAGAGAAAAATAAAAAAATCAATTACTTAAAAAATAGTTTCCGCGCGTTGCAAAAATGTGCAAAACTGTTCCGCAGTTCCGCAATGACCTGTAAGCCCGCATTACAACTCACTTTTTTCTGAGGAACATGTGTTACTCACTTGCTCCCCAGTTCCTCAAAATCGAGGTGATTCTTTATCAATCAATTATCTTTGCGTCCATATCAAGCAGACGCACTAAGAAAGACCAAACAATCTATGAAGCACCACCACAAACGTCCATTGGTAGTCATGCCGTGTGGTGCTGGAAAAACAGTTATGTTTGCATATATGGCAGAACAGTCTCAATCACGTGGAAATACCGTGTGGTTTTTAGTACACCGGCGCGAATTGTTAGATCAAACAATTGAGACGTTTCAAAGGTTTAATATTCCGTTAAAAACTATCCATATCGGTATGATTGCAACTTATGCCAACCATCCGGAACGGTATCCTAGACCGGACTTTATTATTTTCGACGAAGCCCATTTCAGTATGGCCACTACATGGCAAAAACTGATTGATCAATATCCAGAAGCTTTTATTGTCGGACTAACCGCCACTCCATGCCGGCTAGACGGAAAACCACTGGGCGCCACTTATGATGATATGATCGTCGGAATTTCAACCCGTGAATTAATTCAAGAGGGATATTTATCACATTATCGATATTTTGCTCCATCCATCGCTGATTTGTCCCAACTGAAAAAGCGAGGATCTGACTTTGACGCAGAGCAAGCATCCGAATTGCTTATGCAGCGGGCGGTCTATGGAGATGTAATTGAATCATATCGCAAATATGCGAATGGATTACAGACAATCTGCTATTGTTCCAGCATTAAACATTCTGAGGCAATGGCAAAAGAATTCCGGGACGCAGGAATAAATGCGGTTCATTTTGATGGAAATACTCCAGCTGCAGAGCGAAAACAAATTGTTCAGGATTTCAGAGACAAGAAAATACAGGTTCTATGCAATGTGGATTTGATTTCCGTTGGGTTCGATGTTCCGGACTGCTGGTGCTGCATTTTACTCCGACCGACAATGAGTACCGCGCTACATATTCAACAGGCTGGGCGAGCACTCAGGCCACAGGAAGGAAAGACTGCCATTATTTTAGACCACGTTGGAAATTACACCCGTCATGGGCTTCCTGACGACCCAAGAGAATGGTCTCTTAACAGTAAATTAAAATCCCCATCCCGATACAATTCAGACGGTACTCTATCAGTTAGGCAGTGCCCGGAATGCTATTTTACATTTCCGTCCGGTCCAGATGTTTGTCCAAATTGCGGAGCTCTTGTTAGAAAGACGCAGGAAGAAATCAAAAATATTAAAAAGATCCATATGGAAGAAGTTAAACAAAATTACCGAAAAAAAGCTGCAACGGCAGTCCGTAAAAAATCGGATATTTCCGAATGCCACAACATGGCCGAGGTAATGGCATGGTGTAAGCAAAACGGTAAAAAGCCGGGCTACGGCTATTATTTTGCCAGAGCGAAAGGGATGATTGGGGCATGAAACCAATTTTATTTAGCACCGAAATGGTGCGGGCTATACTGGACGGCAGGAAAACAACCACAAGGCGGGTGATTAAGCCGCAGCCAGTAAAGTTTGTAGAAGCGAGTAACGGATTACTTGCAGGTTGCAGATGTGATAATTTGTATCCGAATTATGGCGGCAGACTAATCAAGTATCCATGTGAAAAAGGCGACATCCTCTATGTGCGGGAAACATTTTGCAAGCTATGGAAGTTGGACGGCAACGACCAAATTATTGAGGGTACTGAAAATTACTACTATGCCGCTGACGGGCATAATCCAACTCCATTTAATTGTTTCCCTGATGAAGACGGATTTCACAGTGATAGAGATTGCCCTAAATGGCGCCCGTCCATCCACATGCCAAAGGAAGCCGCCCGCATTTTTCTCCGCGTGACCGACGTTAAAGCGGAGCGGTTGCAGGATATTACAGACGATGGAGCCGAAGAAGAGGGTTGCAATGACGCCACTTCAACTGCAATGGGATTTCCTTTTGTATGGGATAGCACCGTCAAGAAACCCGGCCTTAATAAATACGGATGGAACGCCAATCCATGGGTATGGGTAATCAGCTTTGAAAGGACGGCACGTCCTGATGAAAAATAAGCTCTTTGTTTCTAAGCCTTCCGACCGTGAAACCGTCTTAACCATCCTAGCAATGAATGGCTATACTGTGCGGGTTGGAAAAGAAAAAAATAAAAACAATCGAACTGTTTATTTTATCGAATATTGGGAGGAAACAAATGCTTGAATCTAAAATTCAAAATTCAATTCGCTGTGCATTGTCAAAGTACGGAATCGTGTTTCGCACTAATTCCGGAGAGTTTTGGCAAGGAAAACAAGTCTATTCGCAAGAATTTAAGCAACCGGTTTTGACTAATCTTCGCCGTGTGCAGGGACTTCCAAAAGGATTTTCCGATTTGATTTTTTTCAGGAATGGTGGCCAAACGGTGTTTATTGAAACCAAAAACGAAGTTGGACATTTACGCCCTGATCAAAAGAAATTTCTCAGTCGAATGCAGTCCATGGGCTTTTTGGCAGGCGTTGCGAGATCTGACGTGGAAGCGGTGAAATTAATTGAGAAAAAATTATAAAGATTCTCCTCATATAGTTCCCCCTGATAGCCCAAACGGAAGAGCAAAAACTTTAAATCAATTGGCACGGCAAGAATTCCCTGATCTAAGTGAATTATCAGAAAATGAGCAGAAATATGTAACTGCTGTCCATGATATTTTGCAGCGCTATCAGCATCACGAAATCTGTGCGGATCAAGCCAAAGCTGAGCGGCAATTGTTGCAAATATCATGCTTGCAAGAGGGACTAATGCTATGAAAAATAATTTACTTGCCCGTGAAGCGAAAATGAAACGAGAAGCTTATAACAGTGGATATGAAATTGGAAGAGAAATTGAACGCATGGTGATGGTGATCGCACTCAATGAAATCTATGGATTTGCCGGTGACCGGCTTTCAAAATTGGAACCGGTAATGAACAAAATTTTTGAGGAAATGAAAACAGATGATCCGGACTTATTTGCAACTCATCTTATCAAACGTGCAGAGCAAATCAAAGGCGTGAAAGTTGGTGATCCGTCACATGCCTAATGAAATCACTTTAGAGTCAGATATTTACAGTCTCTGCCTTATCACAGCGCACAGTTATTATGCACTGCTGCGACGCCGGGACAAGCTGGAACGGGAGATTATACTTGCCAGTCCTCCCCCACCGGACGGACAGCCAAGTGTGCACGGCGGAAACAATGAGACCGCGGATAAAGCCGAACGGCTGATTGTTCGTCAGGAACGATTGAATATTAAAATTAAAGCAATTGAACAGGCGTGGAACACAATGCCGGACGACACCAGCAAAGAATTTATTCGACTGAATATGTTTGAACGAATAGGGGCCGACTACATAGCGCTGCCATTGTCACGAAAGACCATGTATCGACGCAGGCATAAATTTTTAACTGAACTCGCAAAAAATCTTTATGAAATTTAAAAGATGGCCACTTTTTAATGAAATCGGGTAGTAAAATGATATTGTGAGAAATTGATTAAAAGACTCGTTTAACATAGATACATTTTTCCTACCTTCCTTCATTTGTCCCCGCTGACTATTGCCAGTGGGGATATTTTATGCAGATAGCCTGATGCAAAAGGTGTTGGCTGATTCCGGATAAGCAATAGCCCGGCAGGTTCATCACCTGCTGTCTGCTCCAAACGATTGTAATTTTTAAGGAGGTGGCACCATGCTGCCATGTGATCATTGTCCGCAGAATAACACTATAAAGACCGGGTGTCCAGCGTGTGCCCTCCCCTATTGTCCGCTGGATCCGCATCACCGAATCGACCTAGATAAGCAGATACGCAATCTTGAGTGTCTTCCCCAGCGCTCCATCCAGCAGGAAGCTGATCTTCGCCGGCTGCGGACACAATGGACTACTGACTTGATGCTGATTGGTCAGCGTCCTCCGGGTGGTGGTCCCTAAATGGCAAAAGGAAAGTATCAAAAGTGGTTAACTTCGGATGGACTGACACTGCTGCAAGGTTGGGCGCGGGATGGCTTAACGGATGAGCAGATTTCTCATAACATGGGAATTAGTCGGAAAACACTCGCCCTATGGAAAACAAAGTATGGTGACATAGGTGACACCCTAAAAAAGGGTAAAGAAGTTGTTGACATTGAGGTTGAGAACGCTCTTCTAAAAAAAGCAAAGGGATACAACGCTGAGGTACATAAGACCTTTAAAGTCAAAGAAGTCTATTATGATGAGGAAGGCAGACGCTGCGAAAAAGAACATCTCGAAACCGGAATTGATGAAGTTCATATTGCGGCCGATACACCAGCACAAATTTTCTGGTTGAAAAATCGTCGACCCGACAAGTGGCGGGATCATCCAGATAATAACAGCGTATCTGCCGAAGATCGTATCTCTGGTTATCTAAACGCCTTGGAGGGTACTGTAAAGAATGAGCCTAAATAATCTTTATCATGAAAAGCAACAAGAAGTCCTGCGTCGAGCTATGACGCAGGACTATTTTATGCTGATCAATCACGGCGCCAAACGTTCCGGCAAGACGGTACTCGACAATGACCTGTTCTTATATGAACTGCGTCGGGTACGCGCTAACGCCGCCGCTGCCGGGATTTCAAACCCGCAGTACATTTTAGCTGCCGCTGACATTGGAAGCATACACCGCAATATTCTCAATGAACTGTCCGGTAAATACGGCCTCCAATTTCAGTTTGATAAGTTTAACCGCTTTCAATTATTCGGCGTCCAGGTGTGCTGCTTCGGCCATAGCAAAATAAATGATATGGGACGTATCCGTGGCATGACTGCCTGGGGCGCGTACATCAACGAAGCATGCGTTGCAAATGAGGAAGTCTTTGATGAAATCAAATCCCGGTGTTCGGGTGACGGTGCGCGCATTCTCATGGACACGAACCCGGCCGATCCGGCGCACTGGCTTAAAACCGACTACATCGACAAGGCAGACGGAAAGACAATCGTGCAGTACTCATGGAGGCTGGACGACAACACGTTTCTATCTGATCGATACCGGCAGAATATTAAAGCCTCTACCCCATCTGGCATGTTTTACGACCGCGATATTAACGGCTTATGGGAACCATCAAATGGAGCTGTCTATCCAGACTTTGACGAGCACGTGCATTATATCAGCATGGATCAAGTTCCAATTGACGAGATCAGTCGATGGTTCGTCGGAGTCGATTTCGGTTGGGAACACTGGGGCGCGTTTGTACTGATCGGCCGCACAGAAGACGGCCGGTACTACCTGTTCCGTGAGTGGGCCGCACAGCACCGGCACATCGATAACTGGATCAAAATAGGGCAATCCATCAAAGAGCAATATGGAAACATTAATTTTTACTGTGACTCGGCACGGCCGGATTTAATTCAGCAAATGCGCATTAACGGACTGCGGGCAATTAACGCCCGGAAAGACGTACTTGCCGGTATTTCCGAAGTTGCAAGTCTCTACAAGCAAAAGCGACTGTTTATTGTGCGGGAAAATGTCAGCAGGTTCCCTCATGAGATATACTCATACGTTTGGAAAAAAGGCACTGACGAACCGGTAAAGATTGACGATGACGTGCAGGACGCGATCCGGTACGGAATCTACAGTGATAAAAAATATGGGAGGTGA